AATCCTGCTGATATCAATTTGTTAAAAATGCTTGTTTCAGATAAAAATATGAGTGTCATTGGCAATATCCATGAAAATCCTGAACTTTTGAAATGTTAAAAAATATTAAAAATTTTAACATAAAAATGAAATATGTTAAAAAAAGCCAAAAATTTAACAAAACTCACTAATTAGTGGGTTTGATTAAGTTTTATTTAGCAAGGAAAGAAAAGATGAGTAAAAGAAATGGTGCTTTAAGGGCTTTTAAAACACTTTTAAAAGATGTTTTAAATGATGAAAATGGCTTTTATAAACACAAAAATGGCAAAGTAAATATAGCCAAGCTCTCTCGTGTAAGTGGGCTTAGTAGAAGCTTTTTAAAAAAAGAACTCTATATAAGAGGTTTGCTATGAGTCCTAAACAAGCAATGCTTAGAAAACAACTTCTAGCTAAAATACACATGCACAAAGAGTATTTATATTATAAAGAAAATAATGCTTGGCAAGATTTTTTAGCTTTAAGATTTGAGGTTTTAAGCTCAAAAGATTTAAGCATAGATGAGCTTAAAATCTTGCTTGATATTTTTGATGGTAAAATTAAAGATGATATAAACTTCGTACCTGATTTTAAGGGTAGATTAATGCTTAAAAAAGCTAGTTCTAATAAACAATTTTTTTATTTAAAAGCTTTATTAAAACAAACAAAAATGCCTATTTTTAGTTTTTACAAACTTTGTAAAAAAACTTTAAAAAAAGATATATACTCACTTCAAACTCTTAGCAAAAAAGACTGCACTATAATGCTTGTAGTTTTAGAAAAGATTGCTAAAACTAAATAAAATAATTAAAAATAGATATAATCCTTTAAAAGCTTTTTTAAAGGATTTATTTTGATCTGTCCTAGATGTGCGAATGATAAAACTAAAGTTTTAAAAACTATAAAATCAGACACCAATGAAAGATTTAGAAGATGTATTAAGTGCGGATACACTTTTATGTCTATTGAACTTATAAAAGTAGATAATTGGGCAAAATACTATATAAAAGAAACTCAAAAAGGACTTTTTGATGAAACGCTTTGAATTAAAGGGTCTTGAAAATCTTTTAAAGAAATGTGAAAATTTAGAAAACGAACAAAAGCAGATTATCTTAAAAGAAATAATTGCTGAAACACTTTATAAAGAAAGCAAAGAAAATCTAGAAAAAGAACAAGACTCTAATGCTAAAAAATGGGCACCTTTAAAGCAAAGTACATTAAATTCAAGAAAAGCACAAAAGATCATGCATACTAAAAAGCTTTTTGCAACAGGCTCAATGCAAAGTTCTTTACATAGTGGAGTAGAAAATGATAGAGCTTTTGTAGCACTTAATGCCACCTATAAAGGCTTTGCGTATGCAAGTGTGCATCAATTTGGCTCTAAAAATGTAATAGCAAGACCTTTTTTACCCATCGATGAAAATTTAAATATAAACAAAAGAGTAGCCAGAGCAATGGAAGAAGAAACTAAGGATATGCTTTGGACTTTGTTTAAGCAGACTTTAAAATAAGATTTTTTATAATGTCTAAAAGTCAATCATTATGCCCTTTGGTCGCTTTAAGCGATGTTTGGATAGACTAGATTTTATCTAAACCAAAACCCAGATGCGACGCGGGAACATCATGCTCAGGGCTTAGTCGCTGATTGATTATTGTTTTTTATAAATTGTTTTCCCCTGATTTAAAATCTCTTTAAAATAGCTATTATCTTCACTTAAAAACATGGTTTTATTATTGATTTGATTGCCTTTTTGATTTAGCACCATCACAAGAGCTTTTACTCCATTATCATAAAAATATTTAATATAAGTTTTTTTAGTAAAGCCTTTAAATCTAGGGTCAGCATCCATACTTAATCTAATCTCATCAGGGTCATTAATAAGCTTTGGAAAGTAGTCTAAGTAAAAATGCCTATTTTGTTTTTTGATTTTAGTAGTCTGCTTCTTTTTATCATAAAAAAAATCATCATCTAAGCTTATTACATCTCCTATTTTATCAACAAGCAAATCTCCTTTTTTTACATTAAAAGCTTCATAAACCTTATCTATTAATTCTTTATCACTTAAATTTTCATAATTTTGTATTTTTGGTAAATTTTCTAAGCTCTCATCTAAGCTTATTCTAGTTTCTTTTGGGATTTGTGAATTTTCTCTTTTATCATAAGCAAAATTTTTAGAAGCAATGCTTTTTGGATTTTCTAAAATTTTATATTTAGCCCTTGCTTCTTTTTCGCTTACTGCTATGACTTTACATTTGCAATTATAATCATTAGGCGGAAAGGATGTTTTCCAAAATGGATCATCTCTGTGTATAGCACAATTGTGCATTTTTTTATGCTCACTTCTTGAATCTTCTAAAAGTGCACATTTATATACCCAGTAAGTTTTGTAAGAATAAGTGCTAAGCTGTTTTGCTCTTGCTTTTGCGTAAGCACTTTGCATATTGGTATGATAAATTGTTTTTAAGCGATTTGCATTGATGTTTATAGTGCGTTTTTCTCCTGTTTTTGGGTTTGTTATTTCTTTTTTACCATACCAACCTTTACTTGTTAAAAGCTCTTTTAAATTGTTTTTAAACTCATTAAAATTTCTTCCTTCTTTCATAGCTTTTTTTAATTCTTCGTGCAAATCATTTAATACATCTGTTTTCATAATGCCTGCTGCACTAAAAGCACGATCGTGTGCTTGTTTTTTAATTTCGTGATATTTAAAGCTTATTTTTAAGCCTTTATTTTCTAAATAGCTATAAGCTTCATCTACGCTTTTGTTAAAAATATTACTCATTTCCAGTATCCAAAAGAGCTTGCATGGAAGCAAGAGCGATTTTTTTATCCAGACTTTCTTTTAATTTTTCAAAACTGATATTTGGGTATTCTTTAAAAATTCTTTCTTCTAATTCTTCATAGCTTTGACATTCTTCCCAAAAGGCTTTGATTTTTTCATAAATTTCATCACTTATCTCATCTTCTGCACTTGAGTTTAATTCTATTTTATCCTTGCTAAGACGATTATTTTTTTCTAACATTAAAGAGTTAAATGCGTAATTTTCAGTGCTTACTTCTTTTTTCTTTAAACCTTCAATTCTAAAAGTTTTTGCTAAAAACTCAGCAGGTATCTCATAACCCATACTAGAAATAGTGCTATAAACTCCTGCTAAGTATTGCTCATCGACTTCTTTGTTTGTATCAAAAACAAACTCAAACTCAGCTGGCTTTGCAAAATTAAGTTTTAAAATCTGCTCTAATAATTTTTGTATGCTTTTGCTTAAAAAAAAGTGTATCCATTTCACCCACATTAAGACGCACTTCTTCGTGTACATTACCTAAGGCTTGAGTACCATTTTGCACTGCATTTCCTGCTAAAACTTGTCCGCTGATTAATTTTGAAATAGCTTCATCACAATACCTTAAAAAATCTGTAAAAGTAGAAGTAGAAAGCCCTGAGTTTAAAAGCTCGACCATGTCATCTTTGTTAAAAATTCCCACACTTGCACTTCTTAAATTGCTAAGTTGCATTAAAAGTTCTTCTATTTCTTTATCGCTGTTTGCATTGGTTGTTTTTGCAATGATAGGTGGCACACTTAAATTATCAAGATAAGAAATGTTTTTACTCATAGCAAGTTGCTTTAAAACTGCAATGCTTACAACATTATAAAAAAGGGATTGTTCTATGAATGAACCTGAATCGCTTGGATGTAAGTGTAAAAATATATCATCACACTCATCCACAAAAAGTTTTTTACTTTCGTTATAAATAAATAGCCTTTCTTTATCATCCATCGAAAAAAATCTCGGACTTATGTATTTTAGTTTTGGAAAAACATTTAAATCTTTTACCTTCCATTCAAGTAAAAAAGCAGCAAAACCATAAACTACTGCAGCACTCATTTCAAAGACGAATTTCCTAAAATCACTTTTTGATATATAATTTTGTAAAAATATTCTTTGAGTCTCATCTTTACAAGTAATAAACATAGGAAAAGAACACATTTTAAAACGCCTTTTCATTACTTCAGAGGCAATTTGTGGATCAAAGCGTTTAAAATAATCATAAATACTTATAAGTTCACTAAAATTCTCACTATTTAAAGCAGCGATTATGCTATCAAAATCAACACTACTTGCTACGCTTTTTCTTGCTGTTTTATTTAATATTCTCATAAAAATCCTTTTTTAATCTTTCTTTTGCTAAGTATTCTATTGATTGCTTTATAATCTGCATTTGCTGCACTACAAGCGATTCTAAAAGCCATCTCACTTGCATCAAGCAAGTCATCATGTGCTGCTTTTGGATAGGTTAGCATTTCTTCGATAAGTAAATTTGAGTTATTGTCTATTAAAATCGTGCCGTCGTTAATGTAAGGTGCTAAGCTATCGATGCGAAGTTCTTTTGCGACTTTATTTTTAAGCTCACAAATACTTAGAATAATTCCCAGTTTTAAAGCCTCTTCTTTGAGCTTATCTTTGAAAAACTCTTGAAAGGCTATTGTTTCAATGGCTATTTTTACTATTTTTCCTAAGCTTAAGTATTTGATATAAAGCTTTAATATCACATCTATCATCTTGCTAGGAGATATTTTATAGCCACTTGCTTTTAAATGAAATTTATTTTTATCTACTTTTTTAAGCTCAGCAATGGCAAAATAATCGCCTTTTGCCTTACCAAGTGCAGGGTCAATCCCTAAAACCACAAGGTCAAAATCTTGTTCTTTTTCTATGATTTTATACTCGCTAAAAATAGCATTTTCAGTACTTAATGCTTTGTTTTGATATTCGCTAAAAAAACTTTGAGTATCAGCAAAATATTCTTTTAAAATTTCTATTTTGTTTAAATTTTCATCATCTAATTTAAAACCCTTTAAATCGCTTTTTAAAATATTGTTTTTATCGATTAAATCAAGTTTGTCAGGAAAGCTTAGCACGAGCGGAAAATCATAAATTAAAAAGCGTTTATCATCATTTAAACGATTTAAAAGACTATCTTGATGTAAAATAGTTCCAACGACTAAGTATAAATAATTTTCTTGTGTTCTTGCGACTAACTTTAAAATGGCTTTATTAAACCATTTATAAAGTTTATCCCTTTGCGTTTTACTTTCTACATTTTCATCATTTTCTATATCATCACAGATAATTAAATCAGGTCTTTTGCCAAGATAATTCGTTCCTCTTATCTTTTTACCACTACCAAAAGCTTTAATTTTTTTTATGTATTTTAAAACTTGTAAAAACTATGGCTTCACTAGTCCATTCATCGCCTAGTTTTATTTCAAAATCATTAATTAATTTAGCATTTTCTTCAAGCTCTGTTTTTAAACTTGCTATACTTTCACTTGCAATGTCTAAAGTAGAAGATATAATTAAAGCATATTGCTTTTTATTACTTAAAAGCGAGTAAAGAGTAAAAAGTCTTACTAAAAGCGTTGTTTTAGCACTTCCACGATAAGCTTTAAAACAAAGATGATTATTTTTCTTTTCTAATTCATCAATATTATCATAGATAAAATTTCTAAAATTAGAGCTTTCTTTTTTGATAAAATTGATATGATGAGGAAAATATTCAAAAACAAAAGCCTTAAAGCCTTGTTTTAAAATCCTATCTCTTCTTAAATTTTTATCTTCTTTATGATTAAATTTTAAAGCCTTTAGCCTTGATTTAATTTCATTTATTTCTAACTTATCCATTTTTGCTTTCTTTTTATTTTCAAATATAGTTTTAAAAAGCTTTAAATTGCGTTTAAAACCTTTTAAAATACAAGGGTCAATACAAAGCCTTACAATTTATCTAATTTTTTATTTATAAGCTTTTCTACAAGTTGCTCAATTTTAAGCAATGCATCTGTCCCCATATAAGCTGCAAAACCACCCACTGCAACGCTAAGCTTTATGCCAAAATTAAGATAATTTACAATTTCAAAAACTAGATATGCTACAAACATAGAACCTAGCATACCTTTTAAAAAGAGTGTAAATTTACCTTTTAAATTAAGAGCTTTGCTTAATTTATTTTTTGTTACAATTCCTACAAGTCCAGCTATAAAGCTACTATCATTAAAACCATATATACAAATATATCTTCTAATTTCATTGCTAGTTCCTTGTAAAAATTTCAAATAAATATAATAAAGCTAATGCAAAAGTTGAAAACAAAAGAGCTATAAGAAGATCTTTTGCAATGCTTTTTTGATTTATCATTTTATTATTTTCTTTCATCTTTCTCTCCTGTGCAAAGTTTGGCTATATTTTCAACTTCTAAGTAATATTTAGAGATTTCTTTAGCACTTTCTAAGTCTTTTTTGTCTAAAGGCTTTAAAGGAAGTTTTAAAGGGCATTTAATAGGAACTTTAACTTCTTTGATTTCAGTTTTAATCAAAATATCTTTAGAAGCACAAGCGCTTAAAAAAACAAAAGGTATAATTAATAGGAAAATTCTCATTTTATCATTCACTTTTTTGCTCCTAAAATATTAAATAATTCTTTATAAGCTTTAAGTTCACTCTGGCAGCTTTTATCTTTAATAAAAACCTTATCCACTTTTAAAACTTCTTTTAAAGTCTCTTTGGGCTTTAAATCAAGTTTTAATTTATCAATAGCTTTATTTTGCTGGGCTAATTTATCTTTAAAAACATTGATTTCATTGCTAAAATGCAAAGCTTTAAGTTTTAGATTTTCATTTTCTAAAGCTAAAGCATTGTTTTTTAAATATAAAAAACCACAAAGAGCAATTAGAACAAAAAAAGCTATTTTTGAAGGACTTAAAAACCTTGATAAAATAAAACTAAACACAATCTTTTCCTTATGGATAAGTCCATCTTGCTTTTTTGCCTCTAGTGTCTAAATGTACAAACCCAGCATAAGGATCATTAAAATTATGTTTTATAGCAATCCCTAAACCTCTTTCGCCATAGGTGTTTAAAACATATTGATGAACTTCTTCTGTTTTAACTCCTTTAACCACAAAGTCCGCTGCACTTCCTATAGTGTGTTGGCTTTTAGGGGCTCCACCAATCTCTGCATTATGCTCTTTGCAGCGATATCCACTATTTATAATAATAGGAGCATTGTAATGTTCTCTGATTTCACAAAGAATGTCTATAAGCTCATCACTTGGCACATTTTGAGGCAATTCACATTTGCCGCATTTACATTTAAATTCGCTTTCTTTAAAATAAGGGTTATTTTTCATTTTCACTCCTTTAAAATGTCGTAAGTTTAGTTAAAAAGCTGACCCAAAAACTAGAAAAATTTTGTGCTAAAACTCTTTGAAAAAATAATTTGCTTGATTAAAAAAAGAACTCATTTTAAAATTGCCGCTAATTTTTAAAGGATGAAAAATGCTTAAAAGTTTTGAAAATGAGCTTTTAGAACTATTAAAAGATTTTAAAGTAAGAATGTATTTAGGCGAGTTTGAAGACACCCAAAACATAGCAAGTTGTATTAATAATTTAGATGCTTCGCTTTTGCTTGATTTTGAAGGAGAAAGTTATAAAGATTTAGAAAATAAAGTGGGAACTTGGAAACTTTATATTTTAACCCATACAAAATCAAAAGCTCCTAAACACAGAATTGATGCTAAGCATAAATTATTTGATGCAATAGAAGCTGTTGATAAAGTGCTTTTAAATGCAGAACCTAGCAATGGTTTTAGAATAGAGCTTAAAGATCTTAAAAAGGTTTACGAAGGAATAAGCGATCATGGCTATTTAAGCATTTATGCAAGAACTTTGCAAAGTAGCTTTTTACCAAAAGATGATTTTTTAAGGATTTAAAATGCTTTTTATCAATAAAGAAAATTTAGTCGAAGTTAGCAATGATAAGCCCATAAAAGTGGCAATTAAGGGTGAGTGGAAAGGGCATAATAATGGCAGGTTTAAGGTTGATGATAAAGATTTAAACTCAATGATTGATAATTTTAATCAAAAAAAGATTGATTTGGTTATTGACTATGAGCATCAAAGCTTAAAAAATGAAAAAGCACCTGCTGCAGGTTGGATTAAAGAGCTTTATTTGGAAAATGATGCCTTAATGGCTAAGGCTGAATTTAACGAAGAGGCTAAAAAATATATAGCAAATAAGCAATACCGCTATTTATCCCCTGTGTTTGAATTTAATTCAAAAGACAATAAAAGTGGAGAACTAGTAAGAGCTAAGCTTCACTCAGTCGCACTAACTAATACGCCATTTATTGATGAGCTAGGCGAACTCATTGCTAACAAAAATAATATTCATCAAAACAAAGGAGAGAAAATGGATGAAAAAATCAAAGAGCTAGAATCTCAGATTATAGCTTTAAAAAATGAAAACAGTTCACTCGCTTTACAAAATGAAGCTTTAAAAAAGCAAAACGAAGAAAGCGTTAAAAACTTAGCAAGCTCTTTAGTTGATAATGCTTTAAATAGCGGAAAAATTGCTAATTCCCAAAAAGAATGGGCGCTAATGTATGCTTGTAAGGATTTAGAAGGCTTTAAAAGCTTTTTAGATACCAAGAATGATCAAGTGCAAGTTCCAAAAAATAATGTTTTTGCAAATAAAAACACAGCAAAAACTAATGAGTTTGATGTTGTGAAAATGATGCTAGGGGATTAAAAATGGCTAAACCTAAAAAAGAAACCCAAAACCTAGAAAATGAAGACTTGGAAACTGGAGACTTACCTAAAGCTTTGTCTTTAGAAGATGAGAACCTAGCTAATGAAGAAGCTGTGAGTGAAAATGAAACCGCTAAGGAATTTATAAATGAAGAAGGAGAAGAAATGCCATCAAAGGTCACACCAAAAAGCTTAAGCAATGATCCTTTAATTGCTATGCCAAAAAGCCTTGAAAGTTTTATCAATAAAGATTTGTTTTCAATTAATGCGAAAATAGATCTTGAAACTAATGAAAGCTTAGCTCTTGGAACGCTTTTAATCAGCGAAGATTTTGGAGAAAGCTTTAAAAAATGTCCAAATGAAGATATTAGTGCAAAAGAAAATGTTAAATTAGCAATGCTTAAAGATCACGCTCTTAGTTCTGGAGTTTATGGGGTTTTATTAGCAGGAGAAATCAATTTAAAAGGCGTTCATGTAAGTGCGGTTAAAAAGGCTTTTATGCAAAATTTAATTATTAATACTAAGGAGTAAAAATGGATTTAGAGCAACTTTTGGAACTTTTTTCAAGTACAAAAATAACTGAAGTTATTAATCAAACCAAAGCTTCACCTCGCTTTGTAAGTGATACTTTTTTTAAGGATAAAATCCCAAGTTTAGAGAGCACCGTAAGGGTTGAAATTATAAAAGGTGCTGGAATTGTTTTAAATAGCATTTCAGATAATGGGGAACATTCTTTAGAAAATACTAAAGACGCTTATATTTTAAATATACCTTTACCACGCTTTGCATTAGCAAAAAGAATCAGTGCGAGTGAGATTAATTCTTTAAGGTCTTTAGCATTGCAAGAAGCTCAGGCTAAAAGCTTAAGTGGAGCTCTTGGGGTTTTGGTTAAAGAAATGAAAGAAAGCTTTAACACTACGCTTGAATATATGGCAAATGGTGCTTTATTTGGCAAGATTTTAGATGGCAAAGGAAATGTGCTTTTTGATTTTGGAAGTGCAAGTAAGAAAGCTATTAATGTTAAAAAAGATGCGAGTGTGACTTTAGCCAGCGTTTGTGATGCGATTGATTCAGCAATTATTGATGAATTTGGAACAAGTGCTGATTATGAAGTGCTTTGTGGAAATGAACTTTTTGCGGCTATTTCTAACTTGGCATTAAGCGAAGATCTTTATAAAAATCATCTTGCAAGTAGGGATGAGAAAGATAAGTCCTTAATTTTATATGGCACCAAATATCGCCGTTATAGTGCAAAATATAAAAATACAAATGGAAAAAGCGTTGAATTTTTAAAAGGCACTGAGGGTATGGTTGTGCCAAAGGATAATTCTAATCGCATTTATTATACAAGAGCAAATCATACTGATGCTTTAGGAAAAGCACCAAGTTTAATGTTTGTTTCTAAGCCTGAGATTTTACCTCGTGGGGCTGGAATTGAAATTGTAGGCGAAATGAGAGCCATGCCAGTTTGCACCAGACCAAATGGACTTATTAAGCTTGTTTTAGAGTAAAACGCACAATTTTAGCTTTAAAGGCAAAAAATGCTTTTAAAGCTAAAAAGATATTAGAAAAAGATTTTAAACGATTTTAACCATATTTTAACCACATTAAAAAAGGTTTTTTAAATGAATTATCAAGACATTTTAGAAGAAAAGCTTATCACAGAAACTAAAACGCATTTTTTTATGATAGATGAAAAGGATTTAATCAAAGAATTAAGCGTTCATGCCATAGCAGAGCTTAGCGATTTAAATGCTGATGGGGTTTGTGATAAAGAAGTGATTGATGATGCTATTAATGATGCACAAAGTTATATTGCAAGTTTTATAAAGATACCTAAAAACCCAACTCCTCTTTTAAAAGATATCTGTGTAAAGCTTACAATTATGGAATTAAAACGCCGAAATGATTTTCCAAAAGAAAGCTTAGAAGAGATTAGAGAGTGGGCTAATGATTTACTTTTAAAAATGGCAAATAAAAAAATTCCAACTGAAATCAACGAAGATAACTTTATTCCACAAAACAAAGTTAGAGCGTTTAAAATTAAAAGAAAAAGAATGGATTTAAGGAGATTAAATGGCTAAAAATTTAACTTCCACCACAAAGCCTAAGATGGCAAAGGTCGGGTGTGGCCTTCAGGTGGGTGCAGAGAGTGAAACTCCTGCTCGTAAGGATAAATTTACTTCATCCGCGAAGTCTCAAAACAACTTAAAAGATTTAGCAAAAGAACTTTATATTGCAGGTTTTGATATATTTAAAATTGCAAAAATTTTAAACCGCAATGAAAAAACGATTAGAAACTACAAAGCCAAAGATGGCGATTGGGATAAGCAAAAAGCTAATCTTTTAACTTCAAAAATAAAAGATAAAGAAAGCGCCTCATTATATGAAAGTTTTACTGAGCAAATGTTTTGTGCGATTGAAAATATAAATACTGATGAAAAAATGAATGCAGAAAAGAAAACTGAAGCCATTGCAAGGATAGGCGATAGCTTTTCAAAAATGAGAAAGGTTGCAAGATTAGAAGATCCAAGTAGCTATCGTTTAAATGTTGCTAAAAAAGTGGTTGAAATTATCATAAGTCATTTAAAAAATGATAAAGATTGCGTAGCAAAACTTGTATCACTTTTAGAAAGTGGAGTGATAGAAAAAGAAATTTTAGCAATGGATATTTAATGCTTTTTTCCAAAGAAGAACTCGATGAGTTTTTAATCTCAAACGAACAAAAGCACGAAAACACTCCAAATGAACTAAAAGGTGCTATGCAAAGAAAAGACTTTTTAGAATGGATGGATGAGCTAAAAAATGAATTAAAAACTCAATTTTTGCATGAAAGCCATTTAGATCCTACTTTAAAAGAAGAAAGAATTAAAAGAGCGAGTGTGGATTTTGATTATTTTGCAAGAACTTATTTTCCGCATTATTTTACCATTAAAGGAGAATGTGGCTTACATTTGCACTTAAATGAAGTTTTTACAAAAATCGCACTTAAAAAAGAAAGCAAAGGTGAAAAACACGCCATAGCTGCACCAAGAGCTCATGGTAAATCCACCTACACTTCACAACTCTTTCCTTTGTGGTGCTTAGTTTTTAATTATAAAAGCTTTATAGTAGAGATTTCAGATGCGGTCGAACTTATGGAAGGAATGCTTGAAGCTATTAAAGCAGAGCTTGAAGATAATCCGCATTTAAAGCTTGATTTTCCCGAAGTAGTAGGAATTGGCAAGACTTGGCGCGTAGGAGAGTTTGTAAGTAATAATGGCGTAAAGATTAAAGCCTTTGGCAGTGGAAAAAGACTTCGTGGGGTTAGATATGGGGTTAAAAGACCTGATTTAGTTATTTTAGATGATTTAGAAAATGATACTAATGTCAGGAGTAAAGATCAAAGGGATAAATTAGAAGATTGGGTGGATGAAGCGGTTTTAAACTTAGGGAGTGCAGATGGAAGTTTAGATGTGCTTTATATTGGAACCATTTTACATAATGATAGTGTTTTATCTAGAAAATTAAAGCTTGGTTTTTGGAATCCTAAAGTCTTCCGTTCCATCGAAAAGTTTCCACAAAGGCTTGATTTATGGGATGAATACGCCACGCTTTATAGAAATACTGATTTTAATACCGCTCATCAATTTTATTTAAAAAATAAAGCTTTAATGGATAAAGGAGCTAAGGTTCTTTGGGAAGAAGCTAAAAGCTTAGAGGATTTAATGAAGTTAAGGGCTGAAAATCTAAAAGCTTTTAATAAAGAGCAACTCAATAATCCAAGAAGTGAAAATCAAATCTTTAGCCTTGATGGCATTAATTTTTATGATGATTTACCCGCCATTAATCAGTATTATATGTATATTGACCCAGCAGGAGAAAAAGCAAAAAGTGACTTTACTGCGATTACCATTATTGGCAAAGGTGCAAAGGGTTTTTATGTAGCAGAAAGCATCGTAAAAATCTTAAAAGCACAAAGCATTATAAAAACCATTTTTAATCTTCAAAAGATTTATAAATGTCGCTTGATTGAAATTGAAACTAATGGCGGTCAATTTTTCTTAAAAAAATGGTTACAAGAAAAAAGCTTAGAAAGTGGAGTTTTTTTGCCTTTGCGTGGTAAAAATAATAGCGTTAGCAAGTTTGAACGCATTGAGAGTTTAAGCCTTGCTTTTGAAAATGAAGAGCTTTTTTTACATAAAAGCCAAACTATGCTTATAAATCAACTTTTAGAATTTCCAGAAGGGAAAAATGATGATGCACCTGATAGCTTAGCAGGAGCGTTTTTATTAGCAAGAACTAAAAGTAGCATTAAAAGAAGAAAGCATCATTTTAACTCTGTTTCAAGAATAAGGCGTTTTTAAAGGAAAAATATGAAAAAAGAAATCAAATCCAAAAGAGAAGTGATATTAAAAAACAATAGTCTTATAAACACTCTTATAAACTCAAGCTATTTAAATGTGCTTAAAATCAGCGAGAACGATCAAAAAATGATTTTTAAAGATCTAAGCTTTACTCAAGCTCATCAATCACGAAGGAGTGTGATTTTAGCAAAAGAGCTTCAAATCGTTTGTGAAAACGAAAAAATAAAAGAAAGCTTTGAGTATCTTTTCAATCCTGATTTATTAAGTCAAATCTTAGAAACCTATCTTTATGGGCTTAATGTATTTGAAGTTAATTACAAGTTAAAAGATGGTTTTTACTATCCAATCTTAAAACAAAGAGATTTTAGAAATTTTGGCTTTAATGAAAATGATGAGTTAGTTTATAATGGCAATGGTTGCGAAGAAATTGTGGAAGATAAAAAAGCAATTTATGGACTTTTTGGCTCTAATTTTTTATTTAAAAATGGCGATGCCTTATTAACAAAGCTTTATTTTCCAGTAAAGCTTAAAAATGCAAGTTTAAAGTTTTGGATGGAGTTTTTAGAAAGATTTGGTTCTCCTTGGGCAGTTGCAAAAACAGATAGCGATCCTGATGCACTAGCTTCTGAAATTCATCAAATGTTAAATGGCGATAGTGCGGTCATTGATAAAGAAGAAGAGCTCGATTTAATCCAGCCAAAGGCTAAGGCAAATTATAATGAAATAATAGATTACTTAGATAATCAAATAAGAAGCGTGGTTTTAGGAGCTAATTTAAGTTCTCAAGTAAGCGGAGGCTCTTTAGCAGCGGCTGAGTCACATAATCAAATAAGAAAAGATTTAGCCGCCCAAGATGGACAAATCGTTCTTTTTATTTTAAATCGTGCCATTAAGTTTTTCAAAGAAATCAATCATTTTAAAGATGAACTCTATGTGCAGTTTTTTAGCGAAGCAGAACCAAAAAGTGAGCTTTGCGAAAGGGATTTAAAACTTTTTAACATGGGCTTTTGCTTTGATGAAGAATACATTAAAAACACTTATAATGTAGAGGGTGAGCTTATAAGAGAGACTTTAGAAAAAAAAGACTTTAAAGATTTAGAAAATGATAAAAAAGTCTTTGAAAACAAAGTAAAGTTAGAGAGCTTTGAAGAAGATTTTATTGACAAAGGATTAGAACAAAAAGAATACTTAAAAGTCGATGAGAGCATGTCAAAGTTTTTTCAAGAGCAATTTGAAAGCATTGTAAAAGATTGTAAAGATTTTAACGAGGCACTCAATAAACTTAAAGAAAATTTTTCTAGTTTAGAGCAAAGCGAGTTTGAAAAACATCTTTTTATAGCTTTAAATAATTCCAGTATTTTAGGATACTTGGAGGATTAAAATGACAGGTGCAAAAATAGGATTTTTTTCAGAACCTACTAAAGCTGTTGATTTTTTAAAAAATAAAAAGCCAGAGCTTAGTTTTGATTATGATGAACTTTCATATTCAACCCATAAAAAAGTCTTTACTATTGCTAAGCTTATGGATGAAAGCTTGTTAAAAGATATGCAAGATACTTTAGTAAATGCTATTAAAAATGGGGATAAATTTAGCACTTGGAGTAAGATTGCAGAGGAGAAATTAAAAGCTAAAGGTTGGTGGGGTTCAAAGGAAGTTATAAACCCTAAAACAGGTGAAGTTAAAAAAACTCATTTTAATAGTGCAAGATTAAAAAAAATCTTTGAGGAAAACTCAAGAAAAGCTAAAGCTAAAGCTATCTATGAAAATCAAATGAAAAGCACTAAACCTTATTTTAAATACTGCACCCAAAAAGATTCTTTGGTTAGGGACAAACACAGAGCCTTTGATGGCATAGTTTTACATAAAGATGATCCTTTTTGGGATAGTCATTATCCGCATGTAACTATGCATGATTATGGTTGTAGGTGTTATGTTTTAGAAGTAGGTGAAAGTGAAGTTAAAGGCCTAAAAATACCACCATCAAATGCCAAAGAAAGCGAATTTAATGGCTTTAATGATGAAGAGCTTTTAGATGAGCTTTATAAACAAAAAAACACTGAAGTCATTCAAAACTTTATAAAGCTTGATATGTTAAGTGCAGCGGCTAAAAAAACAAAAGAAGTTAAAAGCTTCGCTCATCAAAAAGAACTGTACACTTGGCAAAAAAGCTTAGATGATATGGTGGATGAAGTCATCATTAAAGATAATCAAAAATATCCTATCAATTTCATACAAGTAGGTAAAATGGATAAAAGCACCAAAGAGTTTTTAGAAAAACTTAATAAAAAAGACTTAGAAGACTTATACTTTACACTGAGCAAAAACAATCTTTTACACGCAAGTCCTAAAAGAAAGGCAAGTTATAATCAGGCTTTAAGCGCGGATGAAATCAAGCAAATTGTTAAAGTTTTAGATGAATCAAAAGAAGTTTATTGGGATAATGCAAATAATTCTTTATTGTATTTCTTTGAAGATAAAAAAGATGCTAGTCGTATCAATAAAATTGTAATTACCCCTGATTATAAGCTAAAGAAGTTTGGTAAAACCAATGCAATAGTTACATTAGGAAAAGTAGAAGCGATTAATAAAGATAATAAGACATATATTAAGATTAGATAAGGCGGTGAGACTTGCACTCACAATACATACCCCAATTAATTTGGACTATCCTACTACTACATTTTAGGTATCAACCTTATCTAATTAAGATAATTTTAGCTTGATGAAACTAAAAAGGAGTTTAAATGGTTTTAGCTTTAGGAGAATTTGAGTTTAAAGCTTTAAATTTTGATAATTTAGAAAGAAGCTTAGAATATAACATACAAAGTCAAAATAGGCTTAATAATCATAATGCTTTATTTGCAAGTTCTAAAGAAAGCGAAAAGATTAAAATACAAGGCAAAACTTTACCTTTAAAAGGGGATAGAAATACTTATTTAGATAAGCTTGAGAATATGGCAAAAGAACAAAGATCTTTTATCTTAACAGGAGCTAATGGAAAGTATTATGGTAAATTTGTGATTTTATCCTTAAATGAAAACAGAAGTGCATTTGTAGATGGAAGTGGCTTTGTAGCACAAAGCTTTAGCATGGATTTAGAAAGGGATTTTGATGAGTAAGATTTACATAGCTAAAAACAACGAGAGGCTTGATAGTATAGTCTATAAGCATTATGGGACACTTTTGTATTTTAATCAAGTTTTATTAGCCAATCCAAGATTAGAGCCTCTTTTAAAAACAGGGGATAAAGTGATTTTACCTAGTATTGAAATCAAAGAAAGCAAGGAAAAGGCTTTATGGTAAGAAAACCTAAGTTTAAACTTATTGCCAAAGGTGAGGATATCACAGAAAAACTTTCTAAAAATCTTATTAGCATTAGTTATGAAGATAAAGAAAAAGCTGAAAGTGATGAGATAAGTTTAAGTGTTTTTGGGCTTTATTCCAAGCCACTTTTTGGGGATAGTTTAGAGCTTTGGCTTGGCTTTGAAAAGCTTTATAAATGTGGAAGCTTTAGTGTGAATGTAGTGAGTAAAAACTATACTTCAAATACTACTGAAGTTAGAGCAAGTGCTATTAATTTTAGTGGAAAAGGCAGCGTTAATATAAAAGAGAAAAAGACAAGAAGCTTTGAAAACACTACTCTTTTTACCATAGCAAGAAAAATCGCAAATGAAAACAATCTAAAAATCAAAACAAGTGGCGAGGATCAAAATATAGTAAGCATTTTACAAAATAATCAAAGTAATTTAGAATTCTTGTATAGTATATGTTTTGATTATGGTTTTATTTGCTGTGTAAAAGAAAATACTTTAATCATTACTCCAAAAGATGGTAAGATTGGCGATAATGCTGCTAATATCACAAGCAAGAATGAAAATTTACCCTTATTTGAAATAGCTTTAAAAGAATGTATTTCATTAGAAATTTCAGAAAGTGCTAGAAATGAATATAGTGCCGTAATAGCAGAATGGCAAGATATAAATGAGGCAAAGATAAAAAGCATAAAAGTAGGAAGTGGGGAGAATATATATAAAATGCAAATCTCACAACCAAAAAATGATAATGAAGCTTTTAAAAAAGCACAAGCAAAACTCAATGAGCTTCAAAAAGGTGGATTAAATGGAAGATGTGAGCTTATTGGGCGTGAAATAAGAGCAGGTGGAAAACTTAAGATTAAAGATATTAATATGGATCATTATGAATTTAGTATTAAAAGCGTGAGTCATAGTTTTAATGACCAAGCTTATATAATTAGCGTGGAGTTTGAGAGCTAAAACAAACTTGGTTCTAAATTTTCTCTCAATTCTTTAGTGATTAAATACACCGCATTTAAACTTAAATCGTATTTTTTAGCACATTCTAAACTCGCATTTTTAGTGGTTAAACCTTGTTTTATAAGCGTTTTAAAATCCTGTTTTAATTCTTCATCTCTAAGTAGGGTTTTGTAGCTTGGTATATAAATATTTGCACCGCCAAATTCTTTTAAGATTTCTCGTTTGTCGTTATTTTTCACAAAATCAATAAAATATTCAAAGTATTCGTTATTGCTAAGCAATGCTAGTCCTATTTGAGTGTTTTTGCAAATTATAGCAAAAAAGCTAAATTTTATTTAGTAGGGTATAATTTTAAAAAATAAAAAGGAGAATAAATAAAAAAAATAATAAGCGTTTTAATACTTGCTTTAAGCTTATTAAATGCTAAAAGTTTTGAAGAAAGCAAAAAAGAATTAGTAAAATTTTATAATGATCTAGGGAGCTCTTATTGGTATGATTTTTATTGTCAAGCACCTTTTAAGGTTAATAAAAAAGGAAAATATATTAGTTTTGAAGTGATTAAAAGTGATTTATATGCTCCTAGAAACGAATACACCAAAAAAGGAAAAATTAACCAAAGAATCAAACGCATAGAATGGGAGTATATTATGCCCGCCCAAAACTTTGGAAAGCATTTACCTTGCTGGAAAGAAGGTGGCAGAAAAGCTTGTAAAAATGATCCAACTTTTGCAAAAATGGAAAGCGATAAACAAAACTTGGTTCCAGCCATAGGAGAGATAAATGGGGATAGAAGCAATTTTAGATATGCTGAGGCTCCTACTAATTTAAAATATACTCAATATGGAAATTGTAAGGTTTATACTGATTTTAAAGCAAAAAGATTTTATCCTGCAAATTATTCTAAAGGCTGGATTGCAAGAAGCTATTTATATATGAGCAAAACTTATAATATCAGATTATCCGACCAAGAAAGAAAACTTATGGAGGCTTGGGATAAACAATACCCTATAGATGAGAAAGAAAAAAGAATTAGAGAATTACTCTAATTCTTTGCAAACTTTAGTCACAATTTCATCTATATCAATAACCAAGCTTTTATCTTCTTCCTCAAAACTCTCATCAATTCTTTCTCTAATTACGCAAATCACATTAAGTAAAATCCCAAAATCTTTATCAGTTTTAATCTGATGAGTGATTCCATTATGCATTATTTCAAGGCTTGTTCTTTTTGCGGCAAAGGCAATTTGTGAGTGTTTTTCTATGCCTAAGGTTAAAAAAAACTCTGCATCGTAAGAATGTATTTCTAAAATCATTTTAATCTCCTTTTGTTTTGATGAGACAACATTAGCTTCGTTTGGCTTAATGTGTGCTGTTGTTTTCTAAATTTTTAAGCCCTAGGATAACTTTATTAGCATCTTCTATACTTAAATACCAAAGATGCAAAGGTCGCTTTTTTACAATATTATTAATAAACTCTCTTAAAGCCCACTGAGTAGGATTTTTAGCATTTTTACTCCAAATGGCTTGTATCATATTAAGTTGCTTTTTTGTAGCCCTTCCGCTTTTAGTGTTTTCTTTTTTAAAATACCTTGCTTTTTTGGTATTTTGCTTTTTTAAAAACTTTTCATCATAGCCCAAAGTTATAGCAAAATCCCTTAGTTCATCTATGCTTAAATCCTTACTTGAAGCTTTGCCATATCTTTCATTTAAAACCCAGCGATAGCTTTCATCATCGCTTAAATTAGCATCTTTTCTTAAGGTATGAATGATTTTAATTAAGTGCTTTTTTAAAGTGTTTTGAGTATTCATTTTTTAGCCTTTAAAATTTGCTCTAGTTTTGAAGTGAATTTATCAATATTTGCATTATAAAGCTTATTTTGATTTTTTTTGTATTCTAAATAGCTTTGCTCGTAATCTTTATTTATTTTAGTTTGGCTAGGAATTTGAGTTTTAATAATAGGGCTTATTTCAATTTTATTATCAAAAATGATTTTATCTTGGTTTTTAAACATATATTCAACTAGCTTATTATAAAACTCTCCTACATTCAGTGGTTTTCTTTGCTCATCACAAAGCTCTTTATTAGCATTAATAAAATAAAGATTATCCCCACAATCAACATGCTTTAAAACAGGCTTTCCTAACTCATCATAAACAATGTTACCATCATAATATCTAAGTGCAAAAGAATATGAGAAATCTCCTTTTTTTGTTTGAAAAATAAAACGATTTGAAAATGAAATGAAAAGCCATTCTAAAAAAGACTCTATATTTTTGTACCTTAAGTTTAAATCAAGCTCTGCAAAGGCACACACAAGGGAAAGTTTCTCATAACTTGTGCCAACAAATTGTTTTTTTAGCATGGTTAAATCATAGTATTTTTTAAAGCCTAGTATATCTTTTGGTGTTTTAGCTTTAAAATAAAGTTTTTCTATGGCCACAGCTTGAACTTCGCTAATACCAAAAAGCTCTTTTAGCGCCTCTTTTGCATTATCCATTAAAACTCCTCTTCTAGCCAAGAAGCTAAAGCTTTTTGCTTATCTTTATTTTTGTATTTGTTCGCTAACTTTGGAAGCCAAGTTGAATTAAGCGCTCTTTTCCAGCATTTTAAAGGCTTTTTATTAGCCATGAGCCATCTTCCATCGTCTTGCTTATAGTAATTTATAAAACTATCTGCTATAAAATAAGGGATAGAGCAAGAGTTTTTAGCATTAAACTCATCAATGGCTTTAATTAAATCTTCTTTGCTTGGAGGGTTAAATTTCATAACTCATCCCCAAATAAGCTTAATTCTTTGTCGTTGCTGTCTTTATTGTCAGCTTTTAAACTTTTCCAAACAAAAGTGCGACCATTCTCTCCACCAAGCTCACTTTCCCAAAAAACACCTTTAAATTTCTCTAAAGTATTCCTTGAAAAATTATCACTCCTACTGACACCAAGAGCTAATAAAATCTCACTTGTGCTTAGGCTTTTTTCGTTTAAAAGCTTTAAAACTTTATCTATAAAAGCTTCTTCTTTATCGCTGATTTTAGCGTTTTGCAAGTCGGTGTTTTTAATATTTAGAGTTTTTGTATTGATAAAAAAGGCTTGATCTTTAATTCCTGCTCTTTCTTTTTGCACACTAAGCAATACTTCAAAGCCTTGTTCTAAGTTAGCCACTTTTTGTAAAAAATACATGCAATCACTTGAGTTTCTAATATGATTTGAGCCTTTAAAAGCTCTGCCATCTTTTGTAGAATGGTGTAAAGCCATAATGGTTGCCCCACATTCTCTTAAATTCATGAGTAAAGACATTAAAGACATCATTTTAGTATCATTATCAATATCTGCAAAATTGCGTAAAGAATCAAGTACAAATAAAACCCCTTCATAGCTTCCTGCCACGCCTTTGCCTTCAATCATTTCTAAAAGTTCATAAGCTGAAGTTTTTAAGCTTGATCTGTGAATATAAGTGAATTTGCTTTCATTTAAAATAAGTTCACCAAAACCTCTTTCATTTAAAACATTTAAAGGATTATCCATGTCAACATAAACGATGCTTTTAACCCTTGCATCTTTGCAAAGTGTTTTAGAAATAGCAGCACTTAAATAACTTTTTCCACTGCCGCCATTTGCGTAAATAATGGTTATTGCTTTCTTAACTAAAAAATCAGGGATTAAAAACTCTAATTTCTCGTTTAAATCTTTATTTTTTAACTTAAACTCATTTAAAAAATCCAAATTCATCTTTTTTCCTTGCTAAAACTTAATCAAGCCCATTAAATCAATGGACTTTGTTAAATTTTTAGTTTTGAATTTCTAAACTTTCAATCTTTGGCTCTATTCTAAAATTATCCTTTACAACTCTTTTAAGTCCAAGCTTTACTAAAGTAGTATCATCAAGCTCTACAATGGCATCTTTATTAAGCTCTTCTTTGTAAATGATGCATTCATTAAGGTTGTAACTTTTAAAGGCTTTGATTAAGTTTTCTAGTTTTTCTTTCACACGTGGTAAAGATACACTTTTACTTAAGCGATAGCCAATCTTGCCAAAGGTAAATTCTTTAGATCTTTTTTCGGCAAATTCATGCTTGTTATTTTCACAAAAAGTAGTGATACATTGCTCTATGTATCCAAGCTCATCACTTAAAACCTTAATCTCTCCTGCACGAGCTTCTTTAATCTCATTGCAAGCTAAAGTTACTTCTCCATTAATCTTTTCTATTTTTACACTAAGTTCTGCCACTTTTTTAAGTGCTAAATTAACATCTTCAAAACTATTTATTTGCATTTAAATCTCCTTTAATTTATATTTTTTAATTTGATAATCCCAAAGAATTACGCCATATCTTAAAAGCACTGCGTGTTTAGTTCTTTTCTTGATTATCCTTAAGCCCTTATTGTAAGGGCAACTCCAAAACTAGCTCTTTAATGCCAAGCTTTTTAGCAAGTGCTAATTCTTCTTGCATACCTTGTGAATATTTTGCATCTTTGTGTTTGCTAAGATAAATATAATCACACGCTTTTAAAAGCTCTAATCCCATTTGTAAAGCTTTGTCTCTGTGCTTGTTTTCATCCAAATAACTAAATTGTAGTATGGGTGAAACAGGCACAAAACCTTCACATTCACGCATAATTTTTAAGCATTCTTGCTGAGCTATGCTAATAGCTTGTGCTTTTCTTTGACTTTCTCTTACTACTAAAGCTTTATAAGGAGAGGCTACATAAACTAATGCCATGAAATTTCCTTTCTAATAATTTTAGGGTTTTACCCTTTTTAAGTCTTTGCAAAAAAGACTTAAAAAGAAAAAACTTAATCAAAACCAGCGAAGCGACGCCGTTAAGGCGAGGTTTCTATAAAGTGCTTTAATTTAAGCACTTTTGTTAAGCTTTTTACCCAAATGAAAACGAATGATTTTTTTTGCAATATAATCAGGATAAATTCCTTTTAAAACATCTACAAACACTCCACTTTCTTTATAAATAATGCTTACACCCTTTATCTCAAAAAGCGAAGCACTATAATCAGCTTTCTCACCTTTAATCATTGGTATCATTTTTTCTCTCCTTGTATTAAGTTTTCTTTCTTTACTTTTTCTTTTTTGATTAAGTCAATCGTTTCAAAGATAGCCATCCACTTGTCTTTATTTTTAGGACTCTTTAACTTTCTAAGAGCTTCAGTATAGATTTGATGAACGCGTGTCACGCTAAGATTAAGTTCTTTAGCTATCTCTTCAAAACTCATTTTAGCCCAGCATTAAAAATGATGCGGCAGCTTCTATGTGTTTAAGCTCAACCGCTTTTCCATCTGCAAATTCACAAGCTCTTTTTAAAAGCTTCTCACTTTTTCTAAAGTTGCCACGAGCGAGGTTAAAAACTAAATCAATAGCCTTTTTCTCCTCCACGTCAAAATGATTACAAAGTGTTTTTAAGTCTTCATCTTTTAAACCTTCTTTGTTTTGGTAACAAAGTCCTTTTAATTCCCATTTTGCACCAATTCTAGAGCTTAGTTGTCCGTACTCGTTGTAATCATTTCTGCCAATGCCTGTAAGATTGTTTTTAAGTTTTCTAGTGCCTACTAAGATTAAAGCAGTATTTGAAAAATCATATATGCGTCTTAAGCACTCCAAAGCACGAAACGGCAAATGCTCACTCTCATCTATAATTAAAACCTTTGAAGTTCTTGCTAACTCGCTAGCAATGCCTCTAATCTTATCATCCAAAGAACCTTTAAAACACACATTGAGTTTATTTTCAAGCCCCACCAAAAGCATTCTTTTGCTTGTCTCAGTTGTTGCTTCAAAAAGCACCACTCTTGTTCCATTTTTAGCGGCATATTCTTTAATGGCTCTGCTTTTTCCAGTCCCCGCTTCGCCAATGATTACTCCCATTTCGCGATTGCTCATGGCACTTTCAATGGTTACATTAATCGCCTTTGCATCTTTAGTGGCAATAAAAGGTGTTTGAAGCTCTTTCACGCTTTTTTCTTCCACAAAGCTTTTAATGTATTTTTCAAGTAAAGGCTCTACTTTTGAAGCGTATTTATAGCTACTTCCTTCTTTCATATAGCCCACCATATAGCTTTTATTAATCCCTAAACGATCGGAGAGATTGTTTTGAGAGATGTTTTGGGTGCTTAAAAACTTTTTAGTAAGTTCTACTAATTGCATTTTTTATCCTTTCTCTTAACTTCACAGCGGAAGTAAATTCCACCTTGTGAGCAGGAGCTTTGCTCCTTGCATCCACCTAAAGCCCCCGTCCCACTGAAGTGGGGGCATCTTTGTTTTAGAGCTTTATAAAAACTCTTTAAAACTTGAATTAATCAAGCTTTAAACAATTTTTAACCAGCAAAATATTTCTTTTCGACAAAAGCTTCCATGTCAAACTCGCTTTCATCGTTATTTATTTCTTTTTTGGCGTTTAAAATAAACTCATCCGCATTAGCATTGTTTTTAATCTCTTCTAATTCTCTTTGAGTTTTTAAGGCTTCTTTTGCAAGGGATTTTTGATGCACCTCTTTAGCTTCTATCAAAGAGTTTTCAAAAGCACTTTGTAAATCTTGTAAGTCTTGTTTAATATTAAGTTTAGTAAAGGCGGCAATCTCATCTTTTTTAAGCACTTCTTTAATCGCTTTAACTTCACTTTCATAACCTTTTTTAAGCATTTTATAGCTTTCTTTACTAAGTTTAGCGATACTTTCATCAAGTGCTAGACAAAGGAAGTTTCCGCTTAAATCATAAATGAAAAGCTCTTTAATATTATCGATATTTTGTACACATTTAACTTTTGTGCCAACACTTGGCATTAAAGCACTTTTATAAACTCTACCTTCAAAGTTAATGCCTTTTTTACCCACGACCCTAAGTTCTTTATTTCCAGCGTTAAATAAAAACTCTTCATAAGATATTTTTATAATAGCTCTATCGCAAGAGTTCCAAAGTTCAAGTGGAGTTTTAACGCCTTTTTTGCGGCGAACTTTACTCATGTTCCACTTGATCACTTCAGCTTCTAAAAGCTCACAAGCTTCACTGAAGGTGTGAAGCAATTTTTGATTAGTTTTTTTAGCAAAGCCGTATTCATCTTTAGCACGTCTATCTTTTTTAGGAGTTTTTTGCTCTATCATTTCTCTTTTGGCAAGATTATTGCCAATATGTCCATGCATTTTAGAAATTCCTGCATGTTGAAGTGTTCCAAAGCGTCTTTCAACTAAAGCTTTTTGCTCTCCTGCATAAGCAATAGCTGCATCATAGGTAATATTAAGCCCATCAAGTAGGCTTTGAAAATCTTTAGAAAGATAATCTTTTCCATTATCCCCTTTAATCATATCAGGCTTACCAAATTTATCAATTGCTTTCCATAAAAGACGCGTTAAACTTAAAGAATTTGATTTACTTACTAAAGTAGCCACACCCATACCACTAAAGACATCAACGACACTTAAGATGTGAGGGCGGAAAGGCTCTAGTGTTTCATCATCTCTTACTATAATATCAGCTGGGGAACTATCGATTTGCCAACACATGTTTTTCATGTCATATAGCTCTCTTTGATTTCCTTGTGCAGGTAGAAACTTAGATTTTGCACGATCTAAGCCTTGAGTGATAATACAATGTTCTAATGGTTTATCTTTATAGTAGTTTTTAATGAAATTTTGTAAGGTTTTTACACTAAAAAGCGGTTTTACCTCTCCTAAATCAAAACCTATGAAATCATAGCTTTCCTTTTGTGCCGCCTCTTTGTGAATTTGCCACCAAAGCTCAGTGAAATTAAATCCACCTGCTCCAAAGGTGCGATACTCTCTTAAGGCATATTCTTGCATCCAAGCACTAAGTTTAGTTTTATCTTTGCGGTGAAGTCCGCGAGTGTCGATAAGACCTAGAATGCCATTTTCTTTATATGCTTTGCGAATTCTAAAAATTTCTATTTTAGAAATACCACATATCTCTAAAGCTCTTTTTTGTTTTAAACCACCTTCAATATATTTTTCTACTTGCTTTAAAGCCTTAAGCTTTTCTCTAGCATTGTTTTTAATCTCATCGCTTAAATTTTCAAATTTTAAATTTAAAACAGCCAAATCATCATTCATTTTTGACTCTGTTAAATTTAAATTACTGGTTTTTAAACTATTATTTGCAGTTTTTAAATTATCGGTAGTAATAATTTCACTCAATTTAACTTTTTGCATTTTTTCATCATAAATTAAAGTATTTTTACTGATTAATTGCTTATTAAAGGCAGTTAAAAGCTCATCTTTACTTATTTTAAATAGTAGTTTTTTACCACCCCTGCCGCCTTTTTCATTATCCACTTTTAGCCACTCGTATTTATTTGAGTTTCTACTTACTGCAAGCCTCAAAGCTCCTGCACTTACACTAAAAGCTTGTGCTGCTTCTTTGGTTTCTAAGAAATAAATCACACACAAACCTCAGGAAGTTTATCAATAATTTTAAGTTCTAAGAGTTTTTCAAATACGGCTTTAGTATTAGCTTTTGCTTTATATTTTTCAGAATAAAGTCCATTCACTACGCGAAATAAGCTCATATAATGAAGATTATGTTTTTGGGCAAATTTTTTAAGATTAATACCGTTATCTTCAAAGTATTGTTTTAACAAAATATCTCCTTTAATTTGTAATTTTTATTTCAAATTGATATTTTTTAAGATACAATTTGTAAATAATTTTTCAAATTATAAGACAAAATGCGAATTAAGTCAAGTTATTTTATCGCATTTTGTGAATTTTTTAATAAAAAAGGTTCATAATGTATAAAACAACAGACATTTTGAATAGAGTTTATGCTATTTTAAATATTACCGACGACAAGGAATTTTGTGGAATTTATGAGATAAAACCCAATACATTAAGTACTTGGAGAACTAGAAATACCATCCCTTATGAGTTATTATTGAAAATATCAAAAGAACAAAATATATCGCTTGACAGCATCTTTTTTGGCAAAATGCGAATTAATGATGACAATTTGCAATTAAGATACTATACGGATGTTGCTGCCGCTGCTGGATATGGTGCAATAAATAGCAAATTGGAATATACCGAAATAGTAATAAGCAAAAAATTTGCTTGCGAGGCATTGGGATTGCCGCCTTTAACAAGGCTTGATATTATTAAAGTTATAGGGGATAGTATGGAGCCTTTTATTCATAATGGAGATGTTATAGCTGTTGATGTTAGTAAAAATAAACTCGAGCTTGTAAAAAATGGAGATATCGTGGTTATTAATCTTGATGGTGAAATTTACTGCAAAAAGCTCCTCAAGCAACCTTTTGTAAATGAAATTGTATTGAGCTCTATGAATTCTTTTTATAAGGACATTGTTGTTAATATAGATCAAATTAACTGTGCTGAAATTATAGGCGTTGTTTGTAAAGCAATTTCAATTAAAACTTTTGAAAATGCTATTATAAAATATGAATGATGCTATATTTTATTATTGCAATATTAATTATAATAATTGCTTTATTTATTTATTCTGGTTTTAAAACGGAATCGAAATTAAAAAAAAATAGCAGATGGTGCTCTTACTAAACAAGATTTAAAAGAGATAGAAGTAATATCTAAATATTATGAAATTTCTTTAATAGAAGCAGCAAAAATTCATTATGGTAAAGCTATTATTACAGAAGAAATGATCGAAAGATTAGAAAGACCCTATCGAGAATTATATGAACAATATAAAAAACTTTCTATAAATGAGCAAGGAAAATTTTTGCACAATTTGCTTTTAAATAATCAAGATGAATATGCAGAAGCAATAAGATTTATTCAAATTGCAGAAGAAAGCGTTAATATAGCTTTAAAATCAAAAAATAAAGATATTGCAGAAAGCAGAAGAAAACTTGCATTAGAAATAGAACAAAAAATACAGAAAGGATATCCTAAAGCCTATGGCTTAATTATAGATATAATTCAGCTTTTGGAAGATAATTATGATGTAAATCTTTTTGAAAATCAATGCATTAAGTATTATGAAGAAGCTCAAAAGTTAAAAACCATTAAATCCAAGCAAAAAAGAATTGATTATATAAATGATTTAATAAAAGAAGCTGAAATAAATCCTAAAATCGATGAGAAATTTGTTAATTTTTGGAAAAATAAAGTAAAAGAAATACAATAATTACATTTTAAGTTTAAGGTTTGTAGAAAAATAAAATGCAACCAAAAAGTATCATTTTATTTTTCTATGGTTACATTTTATTTTTCCGCCGACAAAATCTAAATTTAAATTTTTAATTATTACAGAATTTTTACTTACATTGTATTTTTTAAGATTATTTACATCAGCTAAAGCACCTAAAATTTCAAAGGTCGAACGAGCTGTATACTCACCATCTGGCCCATGAAGGACGATATTGGCTGAATCGATAAGAACTTTATTGTTTTGTAAATTAGAATTTATGCCAAAAGCTCCCATTAAACGAGTAATTCTTTCATCATAAATATCCTTACCTTCTTCATCTGAAAAATACTGGGAATTATGAAGGTCAATTTTTGTATTTGACTCTAAGATTAATTTATTGTCTTTAGCTTCATCATCAAAAGCTACAGATCCTGAAATATAAGGAACTCCATTTAAGGGCAAGGTGTAGATATTTTCTACACCCATTATTGATATAGGAGTTTTCTTTTAAAATGGTTTGATTGTTAAATCCCTCCCCCCTGTCAGTAAACGCCGCAGTAATTAAATACTTAAAACGATCGCCTTTTTGAGAATTATTAGGTACTCCACAATCCCCTATGCTTGGTTTGCAAAAATACACAGAAGATAATTCTCCATTTTCTAATATAAGTTTATTATTTGTTGCATTTGTATTTTGCGCATAAGCTGTTACAATAAAAGGCATAAAAGAACTAGGAACGGCTTGAGTATCTGAAGATACGGTTCCTAAAGTGCTAAAAGCTGTTATGATCTCTTCTTTTGAAGTATCCGGAGTTAAAATTTCAAGCTTGGATAAATTTTTATTTCCAGATTTAGGGTTATTATAAATCATAGTTAAATTTGATATAGGGTATTTTGACTTAGAAGCATAGAAATTTTTTCCATTAATTTTTTTAAAAATTTCTGCTTGAGGATCATAAACTTGATTATCCTTAAAAGAATGTTCAGAAATATAAAAAATTTTTCCATCCTTGCTTGCAGCCTGAACCGCCGCAAAACAAACCGAAGAAGATAAAACCACACTACAAACGCCCAAGCCAAATTTTGCATTTGTCTTATTTGTAAAAATTTTAAAAATATTAAAATATTTTTTCAT